GTTTTTTATGACTCTGCGGGTGTTGGTGTTTCCTCACCTGCAGAAGCTGTTATTCCCTCTCTGATCATTGACCTAGCAGCAACAACGGAGGCAACAATTCGGGTTCCTATGAATGCCCAACACCATTGGTTGAAAACCACAGGTATGTTTAATGGGCTTGGTGCCGCTAATGTGTGGCGGACCTGTCTGGCAGTTGGGACTGGCGGGGCTTATTATGATAGTGCTAGCATCAATGGTATTGTTAAGGCTGAAGTGTTTCAGGAGCTTTCTTGTCCATCAGATACTGGAGATGTGAACCTTATGATTGAGACATGGGTTGAGGATGCTCAATTTGCCGTTCCTATGATGCACCCACCTGATAATTCTTGGTTTAAATCTTTATCGAGCCAGTATTTTTTGCAGTCGGCCAATGCCCAACTTGGAGATGAAGATATTTCCACTAATGTCTTGTGTGAGCCCAAAGTTTCTAGACATCTAGACGAGTGTTTTGGCGAAGATATCTTATCGCTGAGAGCACTTATTCATAGGGCTTGTTTTTGGCGTTCTATAAGACCTTTAGCGTCAGGGACTTACACTTTTAGGAATGGTAGTCCCGTTTTTAGCAACGTCATTCTTCCGCGCTTCCCATCTGGTAGTGGGTATGTTGATGGTACTGATGTTGATGCTGCTGACTTGACATCCTCTGCGCATAAGATGAATTTTTCTGGTAATTATTACGCGAGGATGGTGGCTGCCATGTTTCATGGTTATAAAGGGTCGGTGCGCTGGCGTGTTGGCATGCGTCCGGATAGTAATGTTAAGCAGATTTCTATATCTATGTCTTTAGGCGATCTGCCCAATAGGGACCTGATTACTGTTGCTAATAATTCTAGTGCTGCTTACGCCCGTGCAAGATCTCTGGCTGCAGTCGTTTCTGGCACTGGTGGTGCAGTTACATCCGCCCAGGCTCCAGGTATAACTGTTGATGTTCCAGATTACACTAGGCCATTGTTTTTACCCACCAATTTGTCTAGTGATGATCCATATATCCTTGGGTTG